GCCCAAGAACTAGTTGACTCACAGCGGCAACTGGACAAGATGTCCGCCAGTTTGAAGACCTTAACCGGAAGTACCCAAGGTGCTAAACAGGCGCTAAGTATCCTGCAAGATTTTGCACGCGACACCCCATACGGACTGGAGCAGGCGGTGGAAGGCTTCCGTAAGCTGGTGGCCCTTGGCCTTACCCCATCCGAGGAGGCGTTGCGGTCCTACGGCAATACCGCATCGGCTATGGGTAAGGACCTTAATCAGATGATTGAGGCGGTAGCCGACGCCAGTACGTTTGAGTTCGAACGCCTCAAAGAATTCGGCATCAAAGCCAAGCAGAACAAAACCGACGTAGAGTTTACGTTCCAGGGAACGACAACCGTAGTTAAGAAAAGCGCTGCCGATATTGAGCAGTATTTACTTAACATTGGTAACGTAAATTTTGCGGGGGCTATGGCTGACCAGGCCAACACCCTTAACGGCGCTATCGCGAGTGCCAGTGACTCATGGTCGCAGCTAAAAATGACGCTTGCCACCAGTCTTGATGTTGGCGCACTTGCTGAACCTATCAGGTATATCGATGACTTGATTCAGGAATTAAACGCGTCTGTTGCTTCCGGTGAATTAGCCGCTGAAATGCAGATGTGGGGGAACATCGCGTCGGAAGTAGGAAGCGCTATCGAGATGTCATTCGACGCTGCGTTTGGCTTTGTTGGCGATGCCATCAACGGGCTTAATGAACTGTGGGATTTCAGCAGCAAGAGTATTACGGATAGCGGAGAACAAACGGCTACTACCATCGCTGAATCCGCCGCCGATGCGCTTGACTTCATCGCGGAAGAGTTCACCGCGATGGAGAGATTCTTTGAAGATATGGTTAAAGGCGCGCAGGACGCGGGCCGTCTTGTACGAGCCGCTTTTACCCCCGGGGAATCAGTAGACGTAGCTAAAAATATCAACTTCCAGCTTGGCCTGGCTTTGGATACCCAGCGCGATGTCACCGACGTTACGCGTAAAAGTTTCCGCGAACAGGTAGAAGCTCAACAGGATATTGTAGCGTTAAAACGCGCGGCGTATGACATCGATAAGGAGTCCGCAAAAGCTGAGGGGTTAAACAAATTTAAGGTAACCGGAACTGGCGGCGGTTCTGACGATGACGGGTCAGCCGCAAAAGCCGCTAAGAAAGCGGCGGACGCGTTCGAGCGCCAGAAAAAAGCGGCGGAAGACTTCTACTATCAGTCAATCCATCTTAATGATGACGTATTTCAGAAAATAGAAGCTAACCAGGAAGAGCAACTGTCTAAGTTGCAGGACTTCTATAGCAATAAGCTTCTTAGCGACCAACAGTACGAAAACGCCAAGACGCAGATTATGTTATCCGCGGAACAGGCCCGCCAGGAAGAACTGGATAAGAAAAGGAAGGAGGCCCAGGAGAATCAGCAGAAAGGCGAGGATTTCATGGCTCAGATTATGGGTCAGAACGCCACCGAGCTTGAGCTTCTGGATATTCAGGAACAGCAGAAACTGGCAGTAGCCGATAAGTACCGTGAACAGGGTCTTATTAGCGAGAAGCAGTATCAGGCCGCGCTTAACGCCATCAACGAGCAGTACGCAACCAAGCGAGCCGACGCAACGGCAACCGCCTTCGGTAACATGGCGTCAAACATCGGGTCTGCGTTGGGCGAGGCTTCTGGTGCGTATAAGGCATTCGCTATCGTACAGGCCACCATAGCCACGTACACCGCAGCTATCGAGGCTTACAAGTCCACGGCGGCTATCCCTGTAGTTGGTCCGTTCCTGGCCCCTGTAGCCGCTGCCGCTGCCGTTGGTGCAGGTATGGCTCAGGTTTCCGCTATCAGGTCCGCGCGTGAACAGGGCGGTCAGTTATCTGCGGGACAGGCTTCCACCATCGCCGAGCGCGGTAAACCAGAAGTTATCATGCCGGCTGGTGCATCACGTGTGCGCACCGCGCAGCAGATGAAAGAAATTATGGGTCAAAACGGGTCTTCTTCCGGCCCATCTAATGTTACTATCGTAAATAACACGAGTTCTCAAATAGGCAACGTATCCACTGAGCAAGATGATGAAGGCCGTTTGCGTATCATCATCGAGGAGCAAGTGGCTGCCTCTTTGCAGAACAGTAACAGTAAGATTAGCAAGGCCCGCAAGGCCACAAGAAATGCGCCGGGGTTCAAATAATGACCGAATTATATTTCCCACGTAGCCTTAAGCCGGTGGTGTCGAAAGGCTACTCAATGACCAGACGTAACAACGTCTGGAGCGTAGATTTAGCCGGTGGCGGGGTGCGTCAGGGCCGTGACACGTATTATGACGTGTTCCCGGTAAGCGTAACCCTGATTACATCGGCGCTGGGTCGGCAGGCGTTTCTGTCGTTCCTTGAGAAAGTCGACGGTGGTGCGTCGAGTTTCTGGATGGCGCACGACTTCGGCATGGGTATTGAGGACTACCAGGTGACAATCACGTCCACCATTGCGGAGTCCACTGAAGACGGGATTAACTGGACGATTACTTTCACGGCAACCGCTGAGAAATCACCGTTCCAGGACCTCGAGAACCAGTGCCTGATTAACAATCTTCCAGATTTGTACGGTTGTTACGGGGATTGTCTGGGTAGTTTCCTGAAAATATACGCGAACTACGAAACTACGTTCCCGCGCATCTGGAGCAATGAAGTGCCTGCCGGGTATCCACCGATTAACCTTCTGGCGTCGACTCTTGATAGCCGCATTGTTTACGATGGGCCACAGGTTTACTACATCAACCGAAATGGCAATCTTGTGCAGTCCGCCGCCAATGAATGGCCTCTTACGTTCATTGATGGTGTTGCGGTCGGGCGTGTGCCGCCAGAATCCACATCCAGCAATATCCTGATTAAATCGTCGAAATTATCTGACGCATCGTGGGCTAAAACTAGAGCAACAGTGTCGGACGCAGTTGACGGATTTCTAAACGGCGGTACGTTCTCACTAGTCCCGACCCAGACAAACGACAGCCATCTCGCATATCAATCGGTGTCTTCCGCTTTTGCGGAGGGTGATGTATACACTCTCAGTTACGTTGCTAAGGCATATGGTTATAATTATGCGAGACTTCGCGCCGCTGATGATGCTGGGTTTATCGCGGATTGTGTTGCTAACTTATCGACAGGGGTTATTTACGCTGGCGCCCCCGGCAGCGATATAGCAGAGCTTGGCGATGGTTGGTATCGATTTACAGAAACGGTAGCTATACGCCAGGGCGGCGCATCTTCTCTGCTTTTAGCGTCATGGGTGTACAACAACTCCGCCGTTGGTTCATTTGTCGGTGACGGGGTTAGTGGGATATTAGTGTGCGCGATGCAAATAGAAAAATCACCTTTTGCCACGTCGCCAATAGTAACCGAATCGTCACCGGTAACCCGAACGACGGCATCAGCAAAAGTAACCATGAATGGTGCGACAAGCATTGACATTACCTACTCCGACGGCTCCGTGATAAACGTTCAGGCTGTTGACGGTTACGCCTCCATACCCCAAGCGGATTCGGCGTGGGGTAGTAAATACATCACTCGTATTGATTTTAATGTGGACGGTTAATTTATGAGCCAGGAATCAGTAGAAGCTGCCTATCGCCGTAAGCTGGCCTCAAATCCCGACGGCGAGATGGACTACATCACGTTGCAAATCAGCCACCCGTTGCTGTCAAAGACGTACTATCTTGTGCGCGGGCTACAGGAACTTACGGCAACGCTGGAGACGGGAGAAACAATCACGTTCGAACCTACTCCTATGGAAGCGTCGGGTGCGGCTAACAACAGTGATATGGACCAGACGACGACATTTACTTTACCGGATATTCTCAATCAACTTGACGATGAGATGGATAAAATCCCGATGAGCAATACCGAGTTGCCGAAGTTCGTCTTCCGCCGTTACGTCAGCACCGACCTGTCTTACCCGGCGGATGGCCCTGTCGTGTACGAGTTACAGGCCATCAACCAGGAGAAGGGCGAGTTCTCTGCGGATGTCGGTACACCTATGCTGAACCAACGAAGCACTGGTATACTGATGACACCTAAAGAGATACCGTTATTACGCGGCCTGTTGACTACATGAATATTAACGACTACACGGGAATACCTTACGACTTTCGCAAACGTAATTGCTGGCATCACGTGCGCATTGTCCGCGCGGATGCCGGGTTAGAAACCCCAGCGTTCGACGTTGCAAGCCCAACGGCGATTAACGAAGCGTTTGACGAAGGGCATCGCAACACGAAGGGGCTTACAAAAATTGATAAGCCTGAAAACTTCTGTGCGGTGCTTATGGGGTATCGCCGCGGCGGTCGTATCGTGTGGCACGCAGGAGTTTACTTCGACGGGATGGTGAGCCATTGCGAGCTTGCTTCCCGTCAGGTACGGCTTGACAGGCTGGCGGATCTCAGAGACACGTACACGGAGATTGAATTTTGGCGATAATCCTGCACTACACGCGAAACGCTGATGGCGCTTTCAACCGTACAAAACACGTCGGGATGCCGATGGAGTTTGTCGTTAACCGTATCCCGGACGGCGTTCCGGTACGCGTCTATCTTGGCGAGATTGGTGATGATACTGATGTTACAGACGACTTCGACGCGCTCAAAGACGAGGACGCCGTGTACCACATTATAGAGGGCGCTGGCGGCGGCATTGGCGACGCCATCGGGAGTGTATTCAGTTTCATCCTTAAGCCAATCGCCAAATTGTTCGGGCTAAACACAGCAGCTAACGCTAATTATTCCGCTACCAACAATCAGGCTACGTCGCCTAACAACAGTCTTACTGACCGCTCGAACAAGCCACGTCCTTATGAACGTTCTTATGACATCTGCGGGACAGTGCAGACTATACCCAATGACCTGATGCAGACGTATAAGGTGTTTAACGCCACGGGGGCGCTTATTGAATATGCGTACTATGACGCCGGTCGAGGGTATCTGCATATTGAGGAAGACGGTGTAACTGAGGCAGATACCCGAATCAGCGAGATAACTGGCTCGTCGGTGACGGTGTATTCTCCTTACACTTCGCCGAATAACACCAGCACACCACAATTGCATATCGGCGCCCCTATAGACCAGAAATTGTACGTTACATTTAAAAACGCCGATGTCGATGGCGCTGTTCTTCCCGCCCCTAATGATATCGCTATAGACGTGCAGGACTACACTGTCCAGCGGCAGGGAACAACCGGCGTTGTAGTAGGCGATGACGCTGGTTTCGATGAGTTTTTGGCGGTCGGGGACCTGGCATACTTCGATAACGTATATGCAGATACAACCCCAGGGTCTTTGGGTAATGAGGTTAACCTGGACGGGAGGTACACGGTTCTTTCTGTTAGTGAAACGACCCTTATTGTGGACGTCAGTACAAATCAATCAATATGGAACCAGCTAGGAACATCTGTATGGTTTATAGGTGAAGAGGGCAACCATCTTATAGGCCCGGCGGATACTTACGCGGCTTCCCTCTCTGAATGGGCGTACATCACCCGCGGAACCGTCGACCGTGTTGTAGCCAATGTGGCTGCCAGCAACGGCATGTACAAATACAACGGCGACTATAACCGCGCTTCAGTGACAGTCGAACTGCAATACCAGATGGTAGATGAATTGAAACAGCCTGTAGGTGACATATTTACCGTACGAGGAACCGTAACAGGCCGGAACACGGATTACACAGGGATTACTCTTTACGGAAGTTTACCAACTGCTTCCAGATTCCGCGCCCGTATGCGTCGTGTTTCGGACACCGATAAAGATTTTGAAGGTACTGTTAGCGACGAGGTTACTTTCACTAATCTGTATGGGCAGTCGCTGGACACAACCCCCCACTACGGCAACCGTACTACCGTACACTGCGCCCGTAAACAAACCCCACGTGCAGCCGAGGTGTCCGAACCGGAACTGCGCATGATTGCAACCGAGATGTGCTACAAATACTTAGGTAACGGCGTATTCGATACGGTAATGACACCGAACACTCAGGCCGTGCAGTCGCTAATCAGGCTGGCGCGTGACCCTGTGGTGGGTAATCTGGAACTGACAACGGCAAATATGGACAAGTTACTTGCCGTGCAGGAAGAAATTGAGTCGTATTTTGACAGTGAATTAGCCGGGCAGTTCTGCTACACATTCGACGACTACGACACAACCATGCAAGACATCGTTCAGACCATCGCGGAAGCCGTGTTTTGTACGGCATACCGTAAAGGTGCTGATATTATGCTGCGATTCGACCGTCCTGTTGCGGGGCCTGAGATGGTTTTCACCCACCGCAGCAAAACGACCGGTACGGAGAAATGGACGCGCACGTTCAACGATTCGACAACCTACGATAGCCTGTCGTTCTCGTACATTGACCCGGATACAAACGTACAGGAGACGATTTATATCCCGGAAGAACTCGGCGCGAACACCGAGGAGTACGAATCGAAGGGTGTACGTAACTATCAGCAAGCGTACTGGCTGGCGTGGCGTCGCTACCAGCGCAACACGTTAAGTAAAGTTGTCGTAGAGTTCGAAGCTACCGAAGAAGGCGCTCTCGCTACTCCCGGCGGCGTAATCAGTGTGGTTAAAGGCTCGCGTATCGCGCCGCAGGATGGTTATGTTGTTGCCGTCAATGGCCTTACGCTGACGCTGTCTCAGCCTGTTACGTTTACTCCTGGTGATGACCATTCCATCATTCTTAAGAAGCGCGACGGCTCTGTGCAGAGTATTTCTGTTATCAAAGGAAGCCACGACCGCGAAGTGATTATGCTCTCCGCGCCGGAGGAGGCAATCTACACGGGGAATAGTGCGCTAAAAACTGAGTTTTCATTCGGCAACGAAGCAAGGCATAATGCTCAGAAGATAGTTGTTTCTTCAATCGACCCCGGCGACGACCGCACGGTCAAGATTACGGGCTACAACTATGATGACGGATTCTATAAATACGACGGCGTCGCGCCATACGGCAGCGGTTTCTCCGACGGATTCAGCAATGGTTTTAATTAAAGAGGACTCTATATGTCAAGCGGATGCGGTGACGTTTTAAGCCTGGCGGATTTACAAACCGCCAAGAAACACCAAATTTTTGAAGCCGAGGTTATCACCGGTAAATCCGGCGGGGTTGCTGGTGGCGCCGATATTGATTACGCGACCAACCCTGTTACCGGGCAGACCCAGAAGACGCTTCCTGCTGTGTTGCGTGATGCCGGTTTTTCTCCCGTATCGTGGGACTTTTCCACCGGCGGTACGTTAACAGTTAATGACCGCGACAAAGTGGTGTATGACCCCGTAAGCAAGACGTGGTACTCATATGCGGGTACGTTGCCGGTTGTTGTTCCCGCGAGTTTTAATCCAGTCGGTAACGCTAACTGGAAGCCGCAGACAGACCCAAATTTGCGTAATGATTTGGCGTCAAGTACCGCCGGTTTAGGGGCTTCACTGGTGTCTTTTTCCAACGGTAACACCGTTGAAACATTATCTGACGCGGAAGGTGCCAAGAACATAGGCAGTGGCGAAAGGAGTTTGCTTGCACGTAACAATGATATTAAGCATTCTGGCGACTTTTCTACCCTTCAAGCCGCGGTAGATGCGTCGTTAACTAAAAACGACTTAATTGTTTCTCCGGGTGAGTATACAGAAGCAATCACTCTGGGTAGTAAGCAGATAAAAGGTGTAGGTGGTGCTGCAATATTAAAACCATCGGCAAACTATGCAAATACTGTACAGGTTAATTTATCCACCCCGCACTGGCAGTTTCGACACAGCGGTGGTTTTGCCGTAGATGGTACAGGTACAACTGGGGCCGTAGGTATTAGTTTTGACCCGTCAGACCAATATTCCGGACGTCATAATTTTAGTGATTTATACATCCACAACATCAACAAGGCCATTCAGAAGCCTTCCGGGAACATCGGTAATACATGGAGAAATATTGGGGTATCTACGTGTGATTGGGGGTATTACGCGATTAGTGGCTCAGAGATGCATTGCGGGGCCGATACCCTCTACAATATCCACTTCGACGGCATCTCCACCTATGCCGTCTACCTAAACGGCACTGTCGATAACGGCGGGATAGGCGGATGGTGGCTTAAAGACTCCATTATTGAGGCTTCCGGAGGCGGCGGGATATATTTAAAAAGCAAATCAGGTGACTGCCCTACATCTCCATGCGGGGTATCCAATGTATGGACGGAAGCGATTGCAACATCATCGGCTGTTCAGGTAGACGGCGTGGCGCAAAAACCGCGAGTTCTCAAGTTGGTAGACACCGCGATATTCTTTGCTGAGTATTCTTATCTCAACAACATCGAGCTATCCAACTCCAACTTAGTAACTTATGGTTGCCGTTTTGACAACGCCGATGGTAATCAGGATATTGTAGTGGATGCACAAAGCACCATCGTAGCCCACGACGTGTATTTAAACGGCAGCTCTGGAAAGGACGTTATTGTAGAGTCTGTCGCGTCGCAATCCGCAACGATAGCCACTACAAACTTGTCTCTACGAGGAAATTTAACAAGAGGACGAGTGTTTAATACGCCGACGGGGAATAAGTTAAAAGCTATCACATTTGACTCAGGTAGCCATAATTTTTCTGGTAGCGGTACCGTTAACGGTTCGACTGTATCTGACGGACTTCACGCCGCTACATGTACCGAATTTTCATTCCCTGGGTCCGGTTTATATGAAATGGTAGCGTCAAGAACGACACTTACATCCGGTAGATGGTACGTGTGGGGCGTCAACTCTCGCCTCCAATCAGGAACAGCAGATGTGAGTATAACGTTAGGTATTACTATGGGTAGCGTTTATACTAAGTCTGGTGAGTGGATTAGCACATTTGGGGTGGGTAAAGCTTCCGCTAACGGTACTGTAGGTCTGTACGTCTCTACTGGGGGAGGTTCAGGTGCTGTTATCAGATTTAGTGACTTCTTCATCGCTGAGTTTACGACGCAGGCTCAGGCTTTAGCTTTCGCTAACTCCCGAATGTCGTTGGCTTAAAACTAAGGCCCCAAACGGGGCCTTTTCTCTACTCTTCTGATAACTTCTCCAGTACAAACGCCAGTTGCGCATTAGCGGCGTCTCTTTGCTGACGTAGCCGCAGAACCTCTTCTTCGAGTTCCTTGATACGTTTTTGCAATGCCGGAATTGGGGCTATGATGTTCATCTGGTAAATTTCCTCGCAAGATACGTTATTTCTTCTTCACAAAGTTCATCAAGGTCGTTAGATACAAATCCTCTGGTGAATGTTTTGCTGAACTTTAATCCAGCTTTATCATTGTCGCCAGCGCACACCCAGTCATACGGCAAAAGTGACATTTGCTGCCGTAGGTCTGTTGATATATTTGACCCCAGTGCGCTTACAGCATTGAACCCGCAATTCATCAAGGCTACGGCTTTGAATATGCTTTCGGTAACAAATACCACCCCGCTTTCCGGCAAATACTCAAGCCCCCATAAACACGGCCTTGTTGTTCTGGTAAAGTACCGCGCGTCTTTAGGGTTTTTACAGTTCTTTTCGGCATGTGGTTTGTAATGCTGGTATCCGCGAAGCCTACCGTCAAACCCCCACAGGTAAAACGTAGCTACTCCAGGGGCTAAGACTACCTGGAGACGGTCAGCGTCAAACCCACGCGCCAGCAGATGAGCTTTAAGTAGAAACTCTTCGAAATCCATCATTTCTTACCTCGTCTCTTCATGTAATTAAGCAACTCTTCCTGTACCGATTTCTTCTCGTCGGTACGCGCGGCGACAACCTCGTCCAGAGTGTCTTTAGCAACGATGTGATAAAGGAACACCGGGCGCTCGTGACCCGCCTGTTTCTGGCGGACTGGGCCTATGCGCTCAACAACCTGCAAATAGTGCTCAAGGTTCCAGCCTTGCGAGATGAATGCCAGATGATGCCCGCCGTCCTGTAAATTCAAACCATGACCGGCTGACGCTGGATGCACGCATAAGATTTCGATTTCCCCGCGGTTCCACGCTTCCATCTGCTTATTACCTTTAGCGCCTTTAGCAAATGCCTGCGCCTGCGGGAATCGCTTAAGGATGCGCTCCAGTTCGTGCTTAAACTGATAGGCTACAAGCAGCGGCGCGCCCTGTAACTCCTCGACAATTGACTCAAGCGCATCCAGTTTCGTGTCGTGCACTTTCTCCCAGTCTTTGGTCGCTTCGCCGTCTGGTCCTGACACATACACAGCACCGGATGCAATTTGCAAGCACTTCGACGTCTTCGCCGCGGCGTTAGCCGCTTCAACTTCCCCGCTCTCCAGTTCCGCAAATAACTTCTCCTCCATATCAATGTACGCCTGACGCGCTTTCTTCGGCAGGTCGATTTCGACCGGTACAATAATCGGCGCTTCACAACCGAACCATTCGGCGGGGTCTATGGTCAGGCTGATGTCTTTCATCTTCTGATGAATCTCATTATCTGCACCCGGGCGTGCGTGATATTCACGTGCCATAGCCGATTTGCCTTTCTGTACCGAGTTAAACCAGCGGTCAGTGAACGCTGTGTACGAAGAACCGAGGCGCTCGCCAGCGTCGATAAACCAGTTCTGCCCCCACAGGTCTTTGAGGCCGTTTGGTGATGGTGTACCCGTAAGGTTGATGAAACGCTTAACCTTGCCGAACGCAACCTTGCTAAGCGCCTTCGCCCTCTTGCTACCACCTGAACGGCTGCGGAACGATTTAAGCTTCGTGCTTTCATCGGCAACGATAACGGTAAAAGGCCAGTCGTCTTTGCCGTAGTAGTCAATCAGCCACTCGATAACTTCGTAGTTAGTGCACACCACGTTAGCATCAGACTCCAGCGCTGCGATGCGGCGCTTTTCTGAACCGGTTGCATCTACGACGCGCAGACAAGGGAATTTCCATTTCTCTTGTTCTGCAGGCCATGTACCGGACGCAACGCGCAACGGGGCGAGGATTAACACGCGGTCCTCTTCTGTAAGCTGCCCGTTGCGGAACAGGCGGTTGAGCACCCACATAGTGGAGGAGGTTTTACCTCCCCCCATTCCGCACCAGATATTACAGCGCGGGTGTTGCAGCATGAACGAGGTCATGAGCTTCTGGTACTCTCGACGGATAAATTTAGACATACTCAACCCTTAACGTAGAGCACCAGCTCTTTGCGCCCGAACGCCGTAACGTTACCTGTTACGTCCTCGATAACCAGTTTACCGTTCGACTCTACAAACACAGTATCAACGGCAACAGGCCGACGGGTCTTAACGCTGAAAATCATGTCACCCGGTACGATGTCACGTGCTGGTTTGCGGTCATATTCGTGTTTCATTTCTCAATTCCTTATATTGTTGGTGTAAGGCTAACTATAATAGTTCGCTATTAGGTCGTCAACCTGTTTAAACGAACCGACGACAAAAACATTTGCACCGCGTTTACGCATCCGCTCATGCTCACGTAACTGGTGTGGGTCTGGCTTCGTATTTTCGTCTTTCTTAACCTCGACGAACCAGACGATGCCGCCGGGGAGAATTACCAGCAGGTCAGGAGCACCGGAGCGCCCCTCGTAGGAAAGTTTACGAACGAGGCCACCAATGGCCTCGAATCGCTCTTTTGCGTATTTCTGAATCTTGCCTTCCGGGGTCATGAGCGCAGAACCCAGGTTATAAACGCTCCTCCGAGAACGGCAACGCCAACAAACTTAAAGAACAGGCCGTAACAGAACATCGCAGCTATTCCCGCGCCGAGTAACAGTGCGAGCATGGTTACTATGGTCCAGAATACTAACATTGTCATAATACGCACCCCTCACGTTTCGTATGCTCAATCCCGCAGCGCGGACAGATTCGGCAGTCTTCTTCGTATAACCAGTAAATTTTCATTCCAGCACCCACAAATAAATTGCTACTAGCATACCCAATACGGCGACCATCATGCCGTATTGACCCTCGTGACAGTAGACACCAGCGGCGAATCCCGCCAGCACCGCGATACTTAGTTTACTTGGCATCTCTACATTCTCCTTCAGGCCACCTATTAGGAAAAGACGGTATATGTGAAACTTCTCTCGCCGCTTTTATTCTTTTAATGGCGGGACCTATCTCCGTAACCATTTCAATGAATGTAAACCGGTGTCCTCTGGTAAGATTACATGTCTGACAACAAGAAACGCAGTTAGATACTATGTGCCCGCTTGTATTATCTATGCGGTCTACCCCGACTTTTGTAGTGCTTCCGCAATAATGGCATGGCTGTGATATTAGTTTAATAACGCTTTCCAGTGTTAAATCGCAGATAAGCCCTTTTCCTGAATCTGCTCTTTTGTATCCTAACAAAAGCGCGTACGCCCGCGTCCTTTGGTCCTTATTCACCAGTTCCCTGCGTTGCTTGTTGAGACACTCCCGGCAATCTTTCCTGATATGAGAGCCATTACTTTTATTTCCTTTCCTGAAGTTTTCCTCTGTTAAAGGTTTTACCTCCCCACACTTTCTGCATTTAACAGGCTTCCCAGTGAAAACATACCAAGGGCTTTCTCGTCTGGATTTACCTTGTAATTTAAGTTTTTCGTCATACTTTTCCTTCCTGTTAGCATTTACACACTCTTTACACCAGCGTTGCAGCCCGAGGCGCGTTGACTTTGAAAAATACTCTGTAGTCGCCGGTTTATCTTCGCCGCATCTTGAACACTTTTTCATTAATAACTCCAAAAAAAAATACCGACATAGCCACTATATCGGTATTTACATTTTCTACAACGTATTTCCTAAATCTACTACTTGGCGTATCTGTACATTTCGCTACCTTCTGCTACAAGAGGGAAGCCCTCTGCCCACTCTGGCAACGCACACATTAATTTCTCCAGTTCAGCTACGTTGTATTCCGGCGTATCTGGAGTTTCACATACCAGTTCATCGTGTACATGAAGTACAATAGGGTAGCCGTTTGCTTCTACGTTCAGCAGTGCATTAGCCAGCAAATCACGGCACAGCGCCTGCGTACAGTTTTCCACGAGTTTACCGGAATATGTGTACTGGAACCCCCACTGTCGGGTTAGCTGATTTTCGCCCTGGTACTTGATGCGCACGTTAGTAGACACCTTCCCGTCTTCGTCTGTCTCTTTTGATACGCTTAACCCGACGCCTGGATAAGACATAACACGACCCGACGGCAGCGTCATACGCAACCACCAACCAGCGACTTTGTTGCCGTTGTTATCTGTCTCTACGTTACGCGAAAACTTAACCCCGCGCGGCCCTGCGGTGAACTCTTTACCCGGATTGCGGATAGCCGCCATAGCTGCATCTTCAATATCGCGCCAGAATTGGACTATTGCTGGGTTAGCTTCCCGGTACATGCGCTTTAAAGCGTCACAGGTGCGCCAAACTTTCTTATCAAGAATATATGATGGTCGGTCATCTTTTTCACCAGGACGTGGCGGTCGCTTGGCTTCCTGAATACGCGCCCATTCATATCCTCGTGCGGTAGCGGCCCAGATATGGTCAGGGAAAGTCCCGTCTAAAGTACGGGCCATATCGTTCAAATCAAGCCCTAAGTTTTTAGCAAACGTGACGAAAGCCCCTACACCCCCCGCGTAACCCAGTCCGAGAACCATTGCTTTGGCTATTTGTCTTTGGTCCTTTGTTACGTCGTCATAACTAACGTTGAACACGGTTGATGCGAGTTTCTTATACACATCAACCCCGTTTACAAATACTTCTATTAAATCGTCTTCGCCAGCCAGCCACGCCAAACCACGGCCTTCAACGTTAGAGTAATCGGCTACGACAAACTTATGCCCTGCTTCCGGGATAATACAGCTACGAACCGTCGACGCCGTTAGCTTGGCTACGTCGAAACGGCGATGCGCACGACCCTTAAGTAGCGCTGAAATGCCCTTATCCAGTTCATCATCGTGATAGTACCCGCGCGCCAGGTTCTGTGGTTGGAAGCCTTTACCTGCGAACCGTAACGTACGCTTGGCCCCACCGTACTGGATGCAACCACGGCGGCGGTCGTCCGACGAGCGACCCAACAGCAGCGGGTTATATTTCGTTGACGCAGTGGACGCGGCCCCGAGGCGCATTTCTATAATTGTGCGGGCGTCGTCGGGTAAATCCTCATCCGCCAGCAGGTCGTTAAGCGTTGACTTCTGCGCGTTGTGGATACGGTGCGCTGGCGCAAGTTCACGCAGAATCGGCAGGAAGTCCTTACCAGTAAGAGAGCCACCGTATTTTCGTTGGGCTTCTTCCTGTAACTGCGCCTTGTGCTTCTCCACGGCTTCAATCGCGGCTTCTGCCAGTGCAACGTCAACCTTAAACCCGCGGTCATTTATTAACTGGTCAAGTTCCAGTACACGGTCTTCGAACTCGGAGTTACCCCAACGTGGCAGCTTATGGAAGACTTCACGCATCGCGGTGATGTCGCTCACGGCGTACTTGATGAACAGCGCCCACTCGTCCGGGTGTGTTTCTGCGGTATAGCGTCTGATTTTGTAGTTCTTCGGTGTCGGTTTAGAGAAACGCTGAATCAGCGCCTTGCCGCGTTTATCTTTCGCGTTGTCGGCGGATACGCCCAACACTTCGCACAAGGCATCCAGTGAACCTGGCAGCGCGTGACGAAACGCCCAAATCATCGTATCAATGGTGTTGCTTACGGGAATATCAAAACCCCAGCAGTGCTTCATGATGAGCCTATCGAACATTGAGCCGTTGTGCCACACCATCTTGGTGCGGCTGTTTGGCTTAACCAGGCGGCGCAAGGCGCGGTGCAAATCTCCCGGCATGTCGCTGCCGTCGGTGCAATCCCATACCTGTACAGGCTCGTCATCAAAGGCATATGTGCAGATTAGCACTTCGGTTGACGGGTGTTCGGCGTAAGCGTAGGAGCCGACTTTCTTTAAATCGGCTTCGGAGAATGTTTCAAAGTCTAAGAACAGGTAACTCATTATTTTCGACCCTTAGTAAAAAGGCCCAATGAAGGGCCTTAGTTAAACAGATTCAGATATTAACCACGGCGACGACGTTCGCGGCGTGGTGCTTCATCCTCTTCGTCGTCTTCCAGGTCATTGACGCTCGCGGCGACTTTAGAACCGCCGAACGCTTTACCTTCTCCAACGTACTTAATTGCCAACAGGTTAACACCGAGAACTTTGTATTTCTGACTGAACCAGATTTCTACGCTTACGTTAGCAACGCAGCCACTGTAAACCTGTTCACCTTCAATCTGTTCGCCGTCTACATTGAAGTCCTGCTCTACCTGAGTCTCACCTTTTTTAGAGGTTACAATCAGTGGCTGTTTCTGTGCCTTCGCTTTGAAGTAGAAGCCTTCCGGGAAGTCTTCGAACGGATTGTCGCGCTCGGCAATGTCTTTAATCGCACATTTATCCATGTGCTTACCTTCGCCGTAGTTGGACTTCATCCATTTCTCGGCAGCGGCGGCGCCTAACGCTTCTTCGACTACCGCGTAAACGGTGTCGTAGAGCGCGTCGATTTGCGCGTGGTCGGACGGCAGGATAATAGTAGCGCTGTACTGACCTTTAGTGATTGAGCCATCGTCGTTTTCACGGTCTTTTTCGCGTTCGAATACGTTAACCCAGGCAGTGTTTACTTTACGCAGATTTAATTTCAGTCCCATTTGATTTCTCGCTTTTCAGTTTCAGTTTACTCCGGGATCTGCCCGGCCAGTGATTAGAACTATAATAGCTAACTATTCATGTGTCAAATAAAATTTTGCAATAGGGATTATGTTCTCGAAATTAAGCATATTGGCCGGTTCGAACTCATCCTCTACAGGGTCGTATCGCATCATGGTACCGTTCAAGAACGTGAACGATTCCGAGTGTAGATACCCATCCCAGCGCCATACCATCAAAAAATCTTTATCAGTCGGCATTTCATTTACTTGAATCATTCTAAATCCTCCTCTGTAACTTGATTCCACTCAGGACGTTTGTCATCCGCCGTTGCGACGCATGGCGCACCGGGCTTACGGGTAATGAAGTCTTTCAGTTCTTCTTCCGGTACAATTTTAACCGCTTCGGTCGGTGTCATAAGAACTACCTTTTGCAGCATAGTACCGTACTTCTCGAATACTGCGTCGGTATCTTTCCACGCACGATTACCGGGGCGACCTTCAACCAGTTTGTATCCTGGCACTTTCTTACCTGAATGCAAAGCAGCAGCCATCGCTTTCTCAACCTTGTCGATGTGCTGGCGCAACAACGGCAGCTTCTCATACTCAGCGACGAGTTGCTCTGGCGTAAGTTCCAGCGCACAGTCGTCCTCAAGTTCTTCCGCCAGTACCGCGTTAACGGTTTTTGTACGAGCTGCGCACTGTTCCGAGAAACGACACCACTGACAACCATCTACCGACGGCTTGAAGTCCGACGCTTTAAGGTTCTTCTTGCCACGGGAATAAGCATCAAGGGCTAACAGCGCGCGTTTCTGTGCGAACTTAGCGAACAGTTCCATACCTTCAACCGAGATATCCCACTCCGACGCACCTCCGGCATACGGCTGGAAGATTACCAGACGAACCGTTGTTATGTTATAACGTCTCTTGAGCCGGCGATAAACACCGAGAGCGTAAAGCATAAGCTGCTTGTTTTCTTTCGCTTCGACACGATGCCGCCCGGTTTTCAGGTCGCCAATGATAAGCATGTGCTCGTCAGTGTTAGCCAGTTCCTGTACGGCAACAAGGTCCGCGGTTCCGAAGGTTTGTATTTCTTCTTGCCGTCCGTTAGGGCTATGAATGTAGCCAGGATGCAATACCTCAGTAAGGTTGACGCGCATTTCCAGCTTGGCGTAAGTCGCGACGTCTATAATCGCTTTGCAGTAGTCTGTGTACTTGCGCACTTGCTCAATCATGTCAGCCGTAATCAGCACCGCGCCTTTCATCGGACTGATTAGCGCCTTAATCTGGCCTTTGCCCTCATCCAGCACATAAGCACCGACTTCACGTTCTAACGGCAGCGCAGTGCCTTTGATGTACTGGTTGAGGTGCATCTCTGCGATGGTGTGCATTGCTGTGCCTAATACCGCGGCTTTTCCTGACGTGTTAGGGATATCCTTCTCACAGGCCAGTGATGCCGCGCAACTAAGCCATTTCTTAGCGCCTGACGGCGACAGTAAGGCGTGCACGTCGTTGTTGCCGCTGCGTTCTTTTAGTTTCATGCTCTTAAACTCCCGCCCCATTTAGCTTTACGCGTTTTTCGTTTGTAGGCGCACGTGTCGCCACTACGGTTGAAGATGACCAGCCAAGTTGAGTTACTCACTCGAAAAGGCAGGTGACGTCTAACAAATAGAAGTCGCGCTTTACGGTTCGTCATACCCTTACCTCCCACTGGTCAATTAAATGCCGGGTCTTATGTTCGCAGTGCATAGCCCACCCATACATCGACTCGAAGACATAAAAGTCAGGCTTGGCGAAAGTTGTGCGCTTAATCTGTGACACGTGACGGCCTATATCTTTAGGCCGTGGTACTTTTCCTAAGTACGCCATCTCTTCCATCTGGTGCGCACCGGACGGAGCACGCAATAGCCATAGCGCCTCTGTGTTATCCCGCCTGTCGACGGCTCGGTAGAGTTGGTAAATCATAATTCCGACCCTCAGTTAAAGCGGCCCGAAGGCCGCGAGATAGTTATTCTTCTTCGAAATACTTGTTCTTGATTGCTGTCAGGCGTTCCAGGTACTCAACCAGGTCTTCGTCTTTAATCGCGGCAATCTTCATCTTCTTACCTGTGAACTCTTCCAGCAGTTCATCAGAATCATCGCACGCGGCATCGCTAGGACCTTCATTAATTGCATCGTCGATGGCCTGAATCTGGTCACGCAGAGACTTGTAATCGACTTCTTCTTTCTCTTCTTCCGGCTCTGGCGTAGGTTCCTCGACTTTAGCTTTACGCGGCTTGCGTTTAGGCTTCTCTTCTTCTTCTTCTGCCGGTTTGGTGTCAACTACGTCTTCACCTTCAACCGGGATTTCTTTTGTTTCTTCTTTTACAACAGTAGGCGTGATTGTTGCAGTTTCTGCAACACCACTGTCGACGTCTTTACCATATTGCGCAGTGATAGCCTTCGGCAGTTCAGTACGGCGTGCACTGTTCGCGGCAATCAGTTCGTGCGCAACTACGAAACGTTCCAGTAATACTAAGAATTTCTCTAACATTATTTATTCTCCTGTTTATTTGGGTTACTCGCCGTCGCCTTCTGTAAGGCTATCGTCTATTAATTCAAATTTACCGTTTGAGTGTTGTATAGCTTCTTGCCCGCAATGGTCGCAGACAACAAGTTTATCGAACCCATCAAACTCGTCCCCGACTACGCAAGAAAGTACAAATTTATGTTTTGTGCACACTTCCTGCGATTCTCCGAAAATTGCTAGAAAACCTTTAGCTATGGCTCCCGTTATTGTGTTCATATCCGCCCCTCTCGTTTGGTATGGGCTAACTATAATAGCGAACTATTCACATGTCAATGGGCTTTTCTAAAATAATTAATATGGTACTATTCACATATCAACTGACTAAGGAGTAATTGACATGCAACCATCTGAACTAGGTATCCGTGTAGAACAACGCCGTAAAGAACTCGGCATCTCCCAGCGCCGTTTGGCGGCCCTGACCGGCGTTTCCCAGGGCGCGATTAACCAACTGGCACTTGGAGTAACTCAGGACGTCCGCCCGGCAACGCTGTTCAAACTGGCGGAAGTTCTGGAAGTAGACGCCAAGTGGCTGGCGTTAGGTGAAGGGGCTTAAAGCCCCTTTCTTTTTATAGCAACTTATCGAGTTCTTCCAAATTCTTAATAGTGTGTTGCACGTTCAGGTACTGAATCCAGGCGAGAAACCACGCACTTACAGGAAAACTTATAACAATAGTTATCGATATAATTAATTTGAAAAGGCACTTTATAATCTCTGCCAGCGTCATGTCTAAAATGTCTTTAAACTCCGCAAAAATCCCCGCTGCATACACACAAAAAGTCCACCAGTTGTTGCTTACAGCGGAAACACATGTCAGGTATGACGGGCGGTATCCTGCCTTCACTGCTTTAAACGGGTTATCTATAAAATCGTAAATATTCATTCCAAATCCTCCTCGGTCACTGTCAGCATTTCATTCGGCTCGTATATTGTCTTCGGAATCTTGTTATCTGTTATCATGGTGTTCAGTCTGTAACGGCCTGGGATTATCTGATTGTTTTCGTCAGTACCCGGAACAAGATACCCAGCCTCAACCATTTTCTTAATCTTCCCGCGTTCTATGGCTTCTTTGGAGTTAAACGCCTTTGCGTTGGGGTCAGACTGCGCGAGCTTATTCGCTGCGGATACCGTGATGCCCTCGTTGCCGTTGTAGGTCCCCTCCGCCAGTTCAAACGCCGCGAGTATCGTGGCCTCGGAACTGTTGACGGCGTTCTCTATGGTTTTACGTACATTTTGTTTACCTTCGTTAGTTAACCCTTCTTCCCTCTCTTTCTCCTCGTCGGTCTTGAATGGCTCGAAGCCCCACGGCATCAATACAAGCGCCTTGTGCGGCTCAGGCAGGTCGAGGTTTACTATTGTGCCGTATTCCTCTGTGCTACCGAGGAACTCAACCGCGCGGTACTCTTTCGGCGGCGGTGCTTCACGGAACTGTACAGACTCCAGTACCATGCCAACCGTCTTCTGTTGCGGACCGTGCTTAAATTTAGAGTGGTATACGTTTATCTGACGGTCGGTAGCGCGTTCGATTGTCAGTTCCACGTCGACACCCGCATACAATGCTCCACTGCCGCGGGCTTTCTTTCCGCCCTTCGGAGTATGGTGAACGACACCGACAGCGGCTTTAGTTGCATCGCGCACTTCTTTCAGGATGGCGATAACTTTACCCATACCGATTGCCGTTGATGAACTGTTCTCGTCGAACTTATCAATCGTCAGGGCCAGCGTCTGGTTAAGGGTGTCGAAGGCAACCATGCCAATAGGTTCATCCCCTGCGGTTTCGCGCATCCTGCGGATTAGAGCTGGAATTTTTTTATCACCATGCGTAGCGAGTATTTCGCCCATATCGATGACATGTACATAATCTTTACCTTCCTCGCCATATTTAGCCGCGAGTGCATCAATACGTGTTCGTGTAGCTGCACCACCCTCGCCGTCAATATAGAAATGGTGGCAACGTTGGGTGTCAGCCCCCGCAAACCGGTACCCGGCGGCGCTCAGGTACATCATCCCCAGCGTATAGAATGATTTGTACGTGCCGGATTCCCCGACAATATCCCAGATACAATCCGACGGCATGTACCCCTCAACGACGAAATCAGCCTTTACCGGTTCTGGTAACTCGTCCTCTTCTTCAAGGTCTTCCAGCGTGCAAGTTACAGGCTCCTCGTTCTCTGTGCGGTGCAGTTCTTCAATCTCTTCATCCGGTAAATCAGGCAGAGCCGCACGAATGCTGTTAATACTGATAGGTTGCTTGTCTACGTTAAGCTCGTCTGGCAGGCCGCACATACGCAGGGCCAAATGCTGTCGGCGGTTAAGCTCGGTGCAAGCGCCGTTGTTTGTATGCTGGCACACAAAGCGCACTTCTTTACCATCAAGCATGATGCTTGTGGAGCCTTTGCCTGTATGCAGATGTTCGTTAGGGCATGGGACTTCGTACCCGCGCCCGGAAGATAAAGCGTCAAGGCCAAGCTCGGCTTCGCAGAAATGCGCTATATCAGCGTTAAGCCCATACTCATCGGCGGCAAGTGTCTTAACTTCACGTTTACTCAACCCCATCTCTTCGGCTTTCTTGATGTACCGCTCGGCACGGATAACACGCCCTTCTGTAACCGTTATCTTTGACTCTCTATGTGGCAGATAGATAAGGCGGTTGCCGTCTTCCGTGCAGTGGTCACGCAAGGCTTCATCTATTTCTAACTCTGCACAAATAGCCCGTTGGACCATCCACGCGTCGTTAGAGTTAAACGGCGTGCGAGCCGGAACCAGAACGCGGAAGGCGTAATCACCGTTTTTACACACATGCTGATGCGATGCCGTTGTATGCAGAATATTGAAGAACGGTGCGTTCTTGAATTTGCGGGTAAGGTCGCGGTACTGAGTACGGTTGAGATGGTCAAAATCGAACTTAACCACACTGTCTTCCAGGATAGCGTTTTTACGGCGACCCCCAACAGGCGCAATAGCTTTCTGCTTAATCTTGGCAGCGTCGTACTCTTCCTTAGACCACGACGGATCCACGGATAAACGCTTCGATGTATCGCAGACATACTCCACAAACTGCTCGAGCGGCATCTCACGCGCTACAGGGTTTTTATCGAATGTGTTGCGCAGCGTTGCAAAAACAATATTCATTTCTTTTTCTCCGCACGTTCTAAGGCTTCCTGCATACGGCGCATTGCGCGGTTCATCTTTACCGGTGCGAAGAAGTCAGCGCCGTGTTTCTGGCGGCGTAGCTGTGGAACTATTAACTTTGTCATTGTATAATCCTTATGCTTACTTTGATGATTTGTACTTTAGCCCCGACGTTCTGGCGTTGGGGTTTCTTTTACTTAACGCCCGCAATCCACGCACGCTCCGAAGCGTAGAAACGACACTTACTTAAAGCCTCGATTGGCATCTTAATAATGCGTGTCGGTTCCAACAAATGATTAGGCTTACATATTTCCGCATAGAATCCGCTGTCAGTAATTTCCGGCGCAAACTTAAACCGGTATTTAACTTTACAGTTTTCAAAGTAACAACCCATACGCCCAATCATTTCACGTTCTCCTTAATCCATGCTTCAACTTTATTACGGTCAAATGTTCCTGGTAAACGGCGACCCATAACCTTAATACAGCAATCAGGGAATTTACCGCTGCGCAACCAGTTATTAATTGTTTGACGTGTCACCCCGATACGTTCAGCCACTTCATTCTGTGTCATGTAATGCTGCATTTTTATATCTCCTGTTTGTTTGGTGAAAACGAGTATAGGATAGCGTGAATGTAAAAGCAACCAAAACACCACACAAAGTTACTAATATACAAAAGATGCTAATGGTATTGACTTTTACTAAGAAATGTGCTAAGCTCCACCTGAGCTTGTGAAGTATGAACAAGCGACCGCGGTGCGGCAGGAAACGGAGCGGTGCGTCAGCACTGAGTGTAGTGTCGCTGCCGGCATTCGGAAGGGCCATAATCTATTGTAAATCCCGTCTAAATAGCCCAAGTCACTAATAATTAAAAGTTTCTATAGTTGCCGTAAGCAAGGTAGAGAGTACTTCACTCCGCTGGGGTGGGCTAAAGCCCACCCGCTGCGTTGCGTACTCTTTAAAGAAACAAAAGAATCACAACGGCAACGTAACTATTATCTTGCACACCCCAACATAATAGGATACTATTCACTTATCGGAACGAGACAGAGGAGTGATGGTTATGTTTAAGAAGGGTCGGTTGGTTAAAACAAAACGCGGCGGACAGTACGTAATAGTTACCAAGAATGAGGATGAATATAGTACCGCTGTAGACGTATGGGGTCTTGTACGAAAGAAACATGGTTACGCTTTCAGAGATAATTTAACACTCATCGGCAACAATTTTAAATTCAAAGGGGCGAAGTGATGATTAAGGTGGAGATTAAATCGAAAGAGACAAAACAAACTGTAGCCAGTAAAGAATTCAACAGTGAATCCGAAATAGGTCCCTGGTTAAAACAGTACGTACATTTGCAGACGGTTTATATCATTCTGACGAAGGCAAGTGGCGTTACCGTTTTACTAGAACCGGCATCGAATAATGATGCTTGTGCCGACGACTCTGAGGGAGGTTGCCGTTAATGAGAATTCGTATAACTGATGTTGATTATGTGGACCCGCGCGATGGCGACGATTTGTCGCTTAGTTACTGGGGAGTCGCCCTTGGTGATGTGTTTGAGGTTTCCCGGGCCGGTTCCGATATGTTCATTATCGAATGTGACGCCGGATATGTGGTTGTGCACTCCTGTGAATGCGAAGTTCTAGAGGACTAAGTTATGAGAGAAGCATTCGAACGGTGGGCAGTCGTAGAGGGTCTGCCGGTTAACAAGGGTTCGAAGAAAGAGTACCTGAACGTTAAGACGCGTCTCGCGTGGCGGGCGTGGAAAGCTGGTGCGAATGTAATGGCTGGCGCATTTGAGAAGAGAGGCGATTTATGAGCAAGTGGATTAAGTGTAGTGAGCGGATGCCGGAGCCTTATGAATACGTTCTTGTAACTGATTGTTTTGTTGGCTGTGAGGTTATGCGTGTTAATTCAGATGGCTACTGGGGGCCCGCAAAGAGTTTATATCACGGTGATATAACGCACTGGATGCCGTTACCTGAGCCGCCGGAGGTGTGATGTTCAATAGTTTGGGATTTTACTGAGTGACTTACGCTGCTACACAGCAGCGTATCATTTTTCTCATTTTTGTTCTATTTCACCAAACGCAACAATCGAAGCGACTATTGCAGGAGATGCAACAATACAAACACCAATAAAATTTACTTGCACACTAAGATAGAATAGGCTACTATTCATTTACACAAACAAGAGGAGAGACAGAAGATGAAATACGAAATTTTAGACGTAACTAAATTAACAGAGATTTACGCCACACACGGTTGGGTCGTTGTTTGTGACGGGGACCTCAAACGTGCCTACACTGCAGGTGTTGAGGAGCCAGAAGATGAGTAACAAAAACGAAGTATTCGAGTACCTGATTGACCAGCTACGGCAGCAGGTAAATAACAACCGGTGCGAAGACCTGGCACATGAGGTGCTGTCACTTAAGAATCAGTTACGTGATGCGTCGGCGCTGGTGGCGGAGTTGCAGGAAGACAACATTAAGAAATCCGACCATATATCACATCTGACCGGGCAATTGTCCGCGTATCGCAATGATGCGTTGCGCTTTCAAGCGCAAGTCGGGGACCTGGTAAAACGACTGGCTAAGGCCACTGGTGACGAGTCTGTGCAGATTAAGGAGTTGACGCTCGCGCTAGATAGTTTATATAACGAGGTTATGTGTCTTCGTTCAATCGTTGACCTGGACCCTAAAGGCGCGATTGGGTACATCCGGCGGGCAAATAGTGCAATGACTGACACCCTGCGCCGCCAATACCTTAGCAAAGCACTTGAGGAACTCGGATGTAAGGATGCGCCAGAACAATCCGGTTGCCGAAAGGAAGACGCTCAACTACCTGTATGCTCGTGCATTCCGGCTCACTGCGGAACTTACTACGGCAACACTGTAGTCTGTGATAACTGTGGGTCAGTTACACATGTGGAGGGGGTGGAGTGATGTCTCTTGCAACTGACATCCTGAAACGAAGCGGCCTTGCGCCGCTGTCACCGAGAGCGAAGACACGTATACACAAGCGCCGCCGTAACGCGCTGTACCCCGAGATTCAGGCCAGGCGCAAAGCGGTCCGCGCCTGTGGATTCCAGAACGGAAAGGCCGTGAATCTAGGAGAGTTTAAAACACAGGAACGCGCAGCTATCGCTAATCGGTTATTTAATTACTGGAAATCGCTCGGATACGATGATATTCCGACTAAACCGCAGAGACGACAATACATCTGGCGTCATAAATAAACCGTTATTAAGATAATTCCTAACCGTGCTATCCTCCAGTTACTGCATACTTAATACGCACCTGGAGGATTCATCTTGGATAAATTTACTGAAACAGTGACGGGGTGGCTTCTCGCTGCCGCACTAGCTGGTGGGGTAATAGGCTTACGGCAACACAAAGCCACTATTACCGGCCCTGTCGATGCTCTCTGTTTTCTCGCCACTGGCTTTGCGTGCGCCGTATTCGGTGCGCCTCTCGCCGCTCAATGGTTCGGTATCGCAGGTGAACGCGAAATAGCGGGCCTTGGATTCATCATTGCTATTCTCTGGATGCCAATTTATTCCCGTCTCTCTGGCATTGTCGCCGGAGAATACATCGCACGTCGCGGAGGTGGTAATGAATGAGTTATTCTGGTTTGGTGGTATGCTCGCAATCGGGAGCACATCGCTGTTTAACGTATACCACCCCAGCGTAGATGATGGCCTGTTTGGTCGTGTGCTGTATATCCTCACTGCTATTGTCTGCGCCGCCGGTTGTATCCACCTGTTACAGGGCAGCATGTCACCGACGCTGCCTGAGACATTAATTACCCTGGTAGCGCTGCGACAGATTCGTCAGTCGTGGCTGTCATACGGAGGACATAAGCGTGTCTCGAAACATTTCAGATAATGGACTTACCGCAGATAAGCTGCGCGAGGTTTTACACTACGACCCCGATACCGGAGTTTTTACATGGAAAGCTACACGTGTGCACAATGCTCGGGCGGGAAGTGAGGCTGGCGCCAACCATTGTGCAGGCTATCGCTCCATAGCCTTCGGTGGGAAGCGGTACTTGGCGCATCGTCTCGCTTGGCTATACATGACAGGGGAATGGCCCAACTCCCTAATAGACCACATAAACGGCGATGGTCGTGATAATAGATTCTGTAATTTACGTGAAGCCAACAAATCCGAAAACGGATGCAACAAAGGGCCAAGAAAGGACAGCAAATCCGGTATTAAGAACGTTATGTGGCAGAAGCAACAAGGAGGATGGTACGTTCAATTAAAAATACATAAGATTAAGTATTTTTACGGATACTTTGCGGACCTAGAACTAGCCGCGCTAGTTGCCGAAGAAGCTAGAGAGAAGATACACGGGGTTTTCGCGAACCATAAATTACGGGAAGGTGCTTTATGAGAAACATTAGCAACAATGGCATCAAATTCACCGCCGCGTTCGAGGGATTCCGCGGAACCGCGTATCGCGCTACACCGAATGAGAAGTACCTGACTATTGGGTATGGAAGCTATGGCCCGCATGTTAAGGCGGGGCAGACCATCACTCCAGGACAAGGCCTCCTGTTACTTAATCGCGATATGGCTAAAGCCGTAGCTGCGGTTGATGCGGCAGCGCACCATTCACTGACACAGGCACAGTTCGACGCTGTGTGTGACCTGGTCTACAACGCAGGCGCTGGCGTGATTGCCGCTACCACGGGCACAGGTAAGGCGCTGCGTTCTGGTGACGTCACGACTCTGCGGGCTAAGCTGGCGCTGTTCATCAACCAGAACGGC